GCCGAGGGGGCACCGGCTTGCGAGCGGGGGCTCGTCGCTTGGCAACAGCAACGCGTCGGGGGCGCCGGATGACGGCGCGGCGACGGGGCGGAGCCACCATCGTGAGAAAAACAGAGAGAGAGAGAGCGCACCGAGATCAATCGGTGGACAAAAGAAGAGATTCACTGTTTTGAGAAAGAGAGAGAGAGCACCGAAATGAATCGGTGGACAAAAGAGAAGCCACACTGGCCGGCAAAACAGCGAGGTTTTGCCGCCCGGGCGGACCTTTATGGCACGGGTCTTGTGCCGCACAGGGCGGGAGAGACCCGCCCCCCCTGGACCAGGGCGGCGACCACCTCGTCGAACTTGGCGAGGCAAGCGCTGTGACGCATGGCGTGACGCATGCCGTAGAGGGGATCCTCAAGCGGCTTACCGTTGCTGATCAGGACCGCAAGATGGAGGCACGTCTTATGGAGGTTGAGAAACTCCGCGTGCACCCGGCCGTCAGGCCTCAGTGAATAGAGGTGGCTGGTAAAGTCGACGCCGCCGTCGGTCAGGCTCTGTTCAGGCCGACCACCTGGCTTCGTCACTACTCCAAGTCTCCTCATCCGGGCCACACCGCGCTCACCCAGCACGATGTTGGCGACCTTGTCGTCGCCGTTGCAAATGCAAAGCCCACGGCGTTCCCTGAGGGTCCTGACAGCCACGGTCCGGTACAGGTGGAAGCATGCGTCATAGTAAGCTAGCGACCTCACCCCCGCGTCATCGGGACCCGTTGTGAGGATCCCCGATCCCACCAAGCCAAAGCAATCTGGCTCGAGGAGCTCTCCCGCGAGGGCGAGTACATGAGCGCTATGGACAAGAGACAGGCGAGCGACCAGCACCTGGACCGTGTGATAGCGTCCTAGCGCTGGGGCCCCAACCTGGCGGTAGGCGTCTGCCCTGCCTGCGTAGGAAAGGACGTAGGTGTCGCGGATGACGGTTAGGTCAAATCCGGAAGCGTCCGACGAGTAGACCGTACCGGCCTTCCCGCCCACCAGGCTGGAGAGAACCCTTCCAAAGTGCTCAGTACCAGCATCATCGTGGCCATGGCCCACCGCGAAGGTGGGCAGCGTGTCGCCGGGCTCGTACCCAGTGTAGGCATCCCTGCAGGCCCGCGCGAATGGCTTCTGGATGATGGCCTGGACGACCAGGTCCACCATCGAGGAGCACCATATGAGCCGCACCCGGCCAGAATCAAGCTTCCGCTGAGGATGGGGCTCCCCCTTCACGAAGGGGACCTCAGGGTCACGGAGACCCAGGCGCACCATCGCTGAGGGAGTCATCTCTCCTAGACTACAGGTCGCGGTGGCCAACAGGCACGCGACGCGGCAGAGCGCCATTTTGTAAACGGCGGTCCGGCCGGTCTCAGTCCGGAGGAAGTCTCCTTTGGTGGCGCCCCTGGTGGGGTGTAACTGCTGTGTCCACCCTGAGGAAGCTGACCCGTCCAGGGTGTCGTAGAACGACTCCACTACGTTCCGGAGGCCGGTAGTGCTGGCACGGTTGGTCCACGTAGGGACCGTCTTCGCCCACTCCCGCATGCCCTCGGAACTGAGGCCGTCAACCTCCCAGGGTTCGGAGGGGTGTGTGTCCGGCTCAATGCTCTCCACCGGGCGCTCGGAAAACTGGACCTCGAGCGACTTGATGATGGCATCGCGGTCCGTCGGGGGCATCCCATAGGCGAGGTCGGCCTGCAGAACGGACTGGATAATGTCCACCACCTTCGGATCGAGCTCATCTTTCCGGGGGGGCACGGGCGACTTCGCGAACGTCCCGACCTTGCGAAGGCCGGGGGACATCAGGAAGCGCTTCACCGACACCCGCTCAGGCTCGCAGAAAGAGCACTGCTGGATGTAGTCGCGGAAGTCACTGAAACTGGGAGAGCCGAGCAGCTCATCCACCGTAAGCGCAGGATTCCCTGCGATGATCCGGGCGGCTGCGTCGAGGCCCTCCCTGTCCAGAGCGCGCAAAACGTCGAGGCCCAGGTCGGGACCCCCCTCATTCCCCTCCAAGGGGGGCATGGTAAGAGGGGTAACGCGGCAAGCCGCGACCTCGTTTTTCCAGCTTCTCTCCCTCCGGCCCAGCCCGTTGATCTGGGCGGTGACGGCACCAGTGATGGTGTCATGCCAAAAAGGCCTGAGGTCCTCGTAAGTGGGAGGAGGAGGGACCTCAGCAGTGGCCCAGTCTTGAGGGGGCCGCTCCCAGCCTTCCCAAATGGTCGGGGGCAAGCCCGCCAACTCGGGGTGAAGGTAGGGTGCGTCCACCACCTGGGTGGCCGGGGGCTCGTCGATGGGAGCAATTGAGTGCCGGTCCCTGTAGCCGCGCGAGGCGGCGGGTCCCGCTGGCTGGCGCAAAGCGTGGGGCACCAGGAGGAACCTCTCCGGAGGGGCCCGGGGTGACCCACGACCCCCCGGAGCAGCACGCAGAGCCTCGATGGACGCTCTCTCGACAGGCACGGGAGGGGTACCCGAGCCTAGCGCCGAAGTGGGCTCGGCCGCCTGGACGGAGGGGGCGGCCGTCGGCCGAGGGGAACGGGGCCGGGCCCGGGGAGCTCGGGGAGC